TCTGTGCAGAATCATCATATTTTATAAATCTGACAGATGAGCCATATGTAATACGAACATCATACCTACCCTCAGTAGACACACCTAGCGACCAGTAACCACTAGAATTGGTGGTCGTATCAGATGTTGATGTTGTTGTGGTGTTACGAGGGAAAGCCTCAACGGTTGCACCCTCGACTGCCTCACCAGCGTTGTTGTATACAAAACCTGCCAGAGTTACGTTTGCCATTTAATACCTCTCTATAGCTCCACAAGAGCTAACCTTGTAGCCCCCTTTTCATCGTGGCCTGTTTGTTCTATATCTGATAATGGTACTACATCCACAAAATAATTGCGTGTATTTCCAGTATCGTCCCTAAATGTGAACTCGACCCGTGTGTTTGATTGTATGACAGACAATAGATTCGACCGTTGAGTCTTTGGGCTGTTTCCCTTATAGGATCTTTGCAGGTCGAGTTCGACTACCCAACGGAACTTAGATGGCAGTTTCTTACGGTACTCCAAAGTTAAAGAACGCAGGTCTGGAGAAAGAGAGTTATTCACCCCATTTACCATGTCAATCCTGAATCTCATTGCCCTGAATGCCGTTCCGGTGGCAGACGTTTTAGTACCTGCCGTCGTATTAGGGAATGTATACGTCGATATTCCATCTGAAGTTATCGCAGACAACGCAGTCCATGTACTATCATCATAATTTGTACCGAAGTACGGAGTTATAGTCTCGTTTGAAGATGTAGACGCAGCCTCAACGTGCAGCCTTACCGCCAACTTATCAATTTCTGCCTGTCCAGCATCGAACCACGAGTAATCGTCCCTGGAACTGTCAGCATATTCTCGGTCTGACAATTCTGCTGGATTGACCGTATCTACGGGTAATGCCATGTAATGTACTCTCTCGTTCTGCGCCCACCACAACCTGTACTCACCGTATGCGTTAGATACTAGACTATACGAAATTTCCTGTTCGTTAGCCCCAGACTCCCACAACACCTGCCAGCCCACTGTGTCCCATGCCAGAATCAGGCTGCGCCCCGTGTCTGCGCCAACAATAGTTGATATGTGACCTCCGAAACCTGACGATGCAAACATGTCAAAATCTTCTGCTGCTGCTGATGTATCATCAACCAGGGCAATCAGGTCGTTGTGGCTTTTTTCGAGCCTTCTAATCTTACCCCTGCGGTTGGATGGCAACCCTTGATCTTGGTCTGGCCCCATGACTGATATCGTAGCACCACCGCCACCAACCTGGTATGAATAAACACCCATTCCAGCAGGAACGTAGGTGGAATCACGCCATCTGGCAACACCTGCACCTGCGTCCTCATGGAAGGGAAGATCAAGCTCTGTAGGCACAAACTTGGAATTTGATACGTCATGGGCAAATAACCCTACCTTGGTCGATGCGTATAAAATATGCTCTCCGCTTGCATCACGCCCAATAAACAAATCCTGTACATAGCCGTTGGGAAGAGGAAGTTGTGCGTCATCCGTCCATGTGCCTGTAGGATCAAACGCCCATCGTAGCTGACCAGTGTTATCAATACCCCACAGCCTATCGTCCCATGCTGCCATATACTTAACGTCGGTTGTTCTAGTATTCCAGCTACTGCCATCCGTCGAATCCACATAGCCAGAAGCATAGGCAAAGACAATGTACACTGTTCCGCCTAACCTAGTTGCAATCGCATCTGTTCCAAGATCAGCCAGTGTGTCAACCTCAGTCCACGTATCGGGGCTATAGCTTCTTACTGACTTTCCAAAAGCGGCATATATGGCTCCGTCCAATTCCGCCATAGCACCGACAGAAAACACCCCAGACTCACCTGACGCAGCAGTTGTGCTGTAGGCTGGAGGTAGGGTTTTATGTCCGTCTACACGCAACCATGACGTACCGTACCAAATTCTTTTTACATCTTCTGTGCTTTCAATATCCTTTTTACCAATACCGCCTCTTGCAGACGACCAGCGTATAACCGAAAGGCGTTCCTGTGAGTCCTGGTCTATGTCGCCAGTGATTCGTTTTGGTGGATATTGTGATGCAGATGTAGTCTGTACGGTTTTTAATAATCTGTAAAATTCACCGTTAATATTAACTTCTGATGCAGATATAACACGTTCTGCCATGAATCACCTCAGTATTGCTATCCACGAAACATCGTCGCCTGAACTGGCAGCATCTATATAAAGCAGGTTCGCCGTTACAGAGCCACCAATCTCGCCCCTGAAATCTATCTCTACGGTAGCATCAACGCCACCAGCAGCTCCTAGTACATAACCGTTAGTAGCACTTACAGCACTGTCTCCTACATAAGTTAGTCCTGAGTTAGCAGCAGGAGCAGTAAACCTTATCCACACAATCTTGTCTCGTGTGTTAAGTATACGCACGGCAGTACCAGCCGATGGGATATCTACAATGTCAGAATCAATTCTCACTCTATAGACCTCACATTAACCAGTGCAGGGAACCTTCCCTTGGACTGTTCTGCTATGCCAAGCCATACTGAAGACTGCCGACGCAACATATCTAGTTCTTCTATTGGTAGAGTTGTACCCATAGAATTAAGTGCCAGGGCAGTCGTCATTGCCACTACATACTGGTCGTCAATCTCATTTTCCGAAGAGTCAGAAGTAAGTAATGCAGGTTCATCTCCACCCATCAGCTTAATCAGGCTGTAATTTACCCTGTTTCTACCCTCTTCTGTAAGGTACAAGTCACGGTTAGGTTTGTCTATGCGCCACAAACGCTGTGGTAGTTGATCCCATATACCACTGTCATGCACTACGGCTCTTATATCGTCTAGCCAGACCGTACATGCCCCTAAATCAGAGTCATATTCCAGCCCGACTGAGATAATGGCAGTGTCTGTTTCGGGATTTGACAGAGACATCCTCACAAATGTCCATGTATCTGCTGTTAATGCAGGGATACTGAGTGTCTCTAGGGGACTTGCACATGATGCAGAATTATCTAGCAATAACTTTAAGTTACCTGCCGATGTGGCAACAGTGGATTTAATCCACATCTCAATCGTGTCGTATTTAGATAAATCCGTACTGCTTATACTGTCTGTAACAAAATCACCAGCCGCCGCACCAGACCCTATAACCATCTTTAGTGACTGAGAACCCTGCTTTTTGTCCTCAGTGTCTAATGACTGCGTAAATTCTGCGTCCGTCTTCTCGTCAAATGTAGCATTAGCAGCATGGATTTTCTTGGATGTTACCTTAGACCTATACTTAATCTTATTCAGCATAGATATCCCAGACGGAATATCGAACCTGGCTGTATTACGGTCACCGTGTAGGCTTATATTCTCAACAGGGTTATAAACCTGTGAGTATGAAAACATAATTGACTGGTTGATAAGATTATGTATTACTTGAGGATTATACTTCTCGTCCCATAACTCAGCCGTATGTCCGTCAGCCGTACTGGTTCCTACCGTTGGATGAAAGGTTAGCGTATTACGGTTAGATGAGACAGCAGAGTCAGTGATCCTTCTTATCTCACCGTCATTATTTCCAGATGTAAAGACTATCCACTTCCCAATATGCTCATCAGCCCCACCTAACGCAAGCTCATCAGTCAGGAGTGTCGATGTTGAGCCTGAAGCATCAGCTTCAACTTCTCTGATTGACCCTAAATTGTATCCTATTGAAACCCTGAGTTGTTCCCTAGTACGTCCAGCAATTACCATATCTATCACCTTAACTAAAAACGACCCAGCCCAGAATGCCCAGACTGGGCCTAAACATGCCGTCGCCTATTTTATATTTAATCTAGACCGAAACTTCAGATACCTCTGTAATGTCCTGGGAGCCATTATCACTATCTAGTTTCAGTGCCTTAAGTTCTTTTTTTAACTGTTCGATTGTTTCAACGTACTGTTTCATTTGTCGATGCAACGCTATGTTAACAACCTTTAGTGACGCTTTCTCATCAGACTTAACAAGCTGATGAAGATCTTCTGTAAGGATTTGTACGTCCATTATTTCAGGCATCCTTGATCCCCTTCCAATATCTAGAATGTTGATTTTCAGCCTTGTACTTCTTAGAGGCAGAAGCTTCTAATAGAATCTGACCTAAGTCTTTGCGTTGTCTGGGCGTGTGAGGGGTTGGTTCTTCTTTACGCCAACCCTTTTCAACGGATTCTCTGGCCATATGGGCCAACTCTTGCATGTTTACAGGGTCTTCCATCTCGTCTTTAGTTCCCCAGATCCCGATACATTCAGACTTGCCAGTCTTGGTATCTCTGACCCAATATCTATGCTTGTCAGCCCATAAGCCAGTTATCATTTTAGTATCTAATTGTTAACAAACACATTTGTTTATCTGTGTCTACAGAAGGAATCCCAATAGCAGTACCTATTGACTGAATGTCATCCTCACCAGAGAGGTCATAGAGTTCTGCTCTTCCAGACTCACCTGATGCCTGAGAGATTTGTAGTCCATCACCTACGATTCCAACAACAGCCCCGATAGCTACGCTACCGATACCTGCCGTCTGTATCCAGCCATAGTAACTAGCTGTCATAGGTATTGTAGTAACACCCAATGCGCCAGTTTCCATAGTGCCATCACCGTCAATAACCTTTACGGTTGAATATGGGTTAACCATCAATCCAAAAAGCGATGAAGTTGTAGTAGCAGTCCTGATTCCATCTGGTTCATCAATAGTGATTTCGACCGTATTGTCATCAGACGCATTGTGGGCTGGATGAGACTTAATTCGGTAAACCTCGCCCTCACCAGGCCCATCATTGAATATGATGTATCCGTCTGCGTACTGATCTTTGGTAAGGTCAGTCGTTGGTACTTCTACACTTAACGCTGTTGTGCCAGCATCATTAGCATTAGCTGGAACATCCATGTCGTGAGCATTTACAGTAAGTGCTGTACCAGCATCTACTATCATTCCTGCTGTTGTAATAGCAGCAGTGCCACATCTGGCATAGTAAAATACCCTGCCATCTGGCGTTATCGCTTTCGTGCCAAGCTTTTGCTTCTTACCAGAAGTCTCAACCTTTTCTTGTCCATAACTTAAATTAATTGTACTTGGAAATGCCATTATGTATATTCTCCTTTACAGGCTCAAAGTCCTGCGATGGGCCGATTTTGCCCTCGTTCCATCGTTACGGGCGTTTACTACGTTTCTTAAACGGTATTTGTCGAGTAGCGTTACACTCACTTGTAGTGCAAACGCTACCCATTTCACGACCAAACTTGTGATAGTGATTAAGCTCTTTAAGTTCTTCAGTTTTCGCCAAGAACGGATAAGGCTTATTTACTTCTTCAACCTTTGGTTCTTCAACAATTCCTTCAGGTGGATACATTTTCCATCCACGGTCTAAGTATCTCTTTGTGTGGTATGCGTCCGCTGGTAGCTCGTTGGGCAACGGTGTTCCATCGGCTCTCCACCATTGCGCTTTCGGTGCAGTCTTAGAAATCAACTGAACCACTGAGCCTGTGCGTTTTAGAATCTGACGCTCCTGGTCACGGAGCATCTTCAAGTCTTCTCCACTTGGCATACTAAACTCCTAAGTTTTTATGTCTGATTATTCAGATGTTGATACGTCTGCGGCATCATAGGTTAATGGTGCGCCTCTTGTGTCATCGAGTTCAAAGGCAGCGTAATCAGAAACCATCACTACTTCCCATGCTCTTAGGGAAGCGTCACGTTCTCTCTCTACACCTGGAGCCTTAGACTGTATTACTCCAAGAGCATCATCATTTATGATAGCTCCGATAGCGTCATCGGAAGAGTCTCTTGTTATGTTTCCTGTCTCAAATACTGGGACGTCCCAAATTTGGTATCCCTTGAAAGCCTTTTCCATCAATCGGGCTGAATAGCCTTCTGGTATCGGCCTAATCGTACCACTACCTATGGTGGACAGGTCTTTAGCCAATCTAAGTACAGCATTTGGATGCTGGAAAATAGACAGGTTGTCGCCATAATTATCAGCCTTTGCTATTCCTACAACTGCACTGACGTTAGCAACTGACATAGCAGCAGCAGCAGCTCCATGAGAAGTTCCACCGTTAAGGGCCGAGAACAGTTCAATTAGGTCTGTTTCTCTTTTACGTTTCATTGCGTCACCAAGCTGCCTTCCAATAGTTTGGAAGCTAACTGAGACGTTCTGACGTAAAAGTTTGTCTGTCAGGATGACTTTTGCTCCTACTTCACCAGGAGTAATCGAGACCGTCGTCATTCCTATGTCTTCCTCGTCCACTATGTCCTGTCCCTCGTTGAGAGATGACATTGACATTTGTCCAACCTTTGGGAAGATTCCAGTATCCTCGCCTTTACCAAGGGTGAATTTCGTTACCGCACCGTATACAGGAGCATTAAACTCTGCTGTATAACGTAGCGATGAAATCATTTCCCTGCTGGCTTTTTCCAGATTTCCAGTTGTTGATGTTTGTGCCATTATACTACCTCGCTATATCACAGATTCTTGTATTAACCGATTTATTTCTTTCCATTCCGCATCCGTAGTTGGAGTATAGTCCCCAGTATTAAACTGGTCTAGCTTCCTGTTACGAGATGGCGAACTTTCTGCTGTTGGACTTGCTGAATCAACTCTTTGTGAGGGAACACGACCTTGCTTTAGCTGGGAATTTTCGGACTCTAGCCTCTGCAACCGTTGTTCCATCTTAGCCGCATTTAACATTGCTTGTGGGTCATTATAACGCATCAAATCAGACGCTTTAACTCCAGTTTCCTCACTATACTTCATAGCTATAATATACTTGGCTTCAAGTTCTTGTTTTTCCATATGAACCTGACTTTCTCTCTCTATATAAGCATAGTCAGACTGCATTTGCTGTTGTGCAGCACGAGAAGCTTCCTCTTCTGTATAGCCCTGGCTAACCCACTGACGCTGAACATCCTGTCCCCGTTGTTGTATCTGAGCCTGGACTTGGACTTGTTCTTGCTGTTGCCTAAGTGCGGCTGCCTGGCGTTGCGAGTCTGCTAACTGTACCTTTAGCTTCTCATCAGCAAGGTTAGGAGTAGGTGTTTCAGGAACAGTAGGAGAAGGAGTATCTGCTACCGGAGGAAGTGCTGTTGGAGAAGCCTCAGTAGTAGGACTAGCCTCTGGTTGAGTAGCTTCTACAGGACTATCTTCCCTAGCTACAGTCTCTTCTGCTGGAGCTTCCTTTCCCTCATCGTTATCAAACATAAATGGCTGAGAATCTTCTATCTTTTCTGTCGTCATAACTCTCACTTATCTATAAATTACACAATAACGGATGGTATGACAGTAGCATGGGTTGCTTGCGACTGTCAACATTGCCAGTTAGCCTATCTAAATGATATTCCATCAATCCAGTCCAGACTTATGCCTTGCTCTTGCTCTATCAGACGCTGCCCTGCGCTCTCGTGTATTTCTAGGTAAGGCACGTAATATAGCCATTGGCAACTTCCTTGTATTTGTATTTCTAACAACATATCTATATCTTTCACTTCCGTCTGGCTTAGATAGTAGGACTCGGAAAAACTCACGAACACCCTCAGCATAAGTCTGTCCTGGCTTTAGATTAGGATGGATAGCATAATAAGCTTTAATGTCTTGAGCGTTAACCCCTTCTGGATCAGCCTCAAAAGGGTCGCCGTGGTCTTCCTTGGCTTTCCTTAAAAGAGTGTCATAGTCATTGTTAATGTCTTGATACTTTTGATAGATTTCCCAAGTGGAAAGGACTCCAGACAGTGCAATCCGTTCAAGATCATTCAGTCTCTTCTCGCTTTCAAGGTCATACTTCTCCTTTTCTCCCCAGAATCCGAAAGATTCAGTCTCACGCTTCATTTTAGCTATGCCTGGTGTATCTTCAATTTCTCGTTTTTGATATGGCTCAATTTCACCCCACTGTTTATTAAACCTTTCACGAGCTATATCATCTGCTAGTTCATACCACCGCATGGGTGACGTTCTCAACCCACCAGCAGCCTCTGCTAAGAATGATAACCCTGCTTGACCCATTTTAGTAGTTATAGGTGTGTCCTCTGGATCAGGAGCGTTGAATGCCTCAATAAACGCACCTGCAGAGAACGGTCTACCCCTTCTTAATAAATAATAACCAAGATTTTTCCAGTCCGATAGTTCTAACCCAGGAAAAGGACGGCCAATAAAATCTTCTCCATCTAGCCAGTCCATCAACGTACCGCCCACTGGCGAAGACCTACTTCTCACATACCTTGTAATAGGATTGTCAAAGAACGCCTGTTCAAGCCATGGCCCTGCTCCTGCTTTGTTGAAATCCCAGGCAGGTTTACCTTCTTTAGCAAGCCCCAGATGCTCTATTGCCATAAGGTTCGTCAATAGCTGGGCAGTTGATCTATAAGCACCACCTATACCAACCCATGTTCCCCCTATCGGTAGAGACAAGAACTTTTTCCCACTTCTGGGGTCTAGTCCGACCGTTAACGTGTCACTTAAATCACTACCTGTTACAAGAGAATGTAAAGAGGCTAATCCAATATAGGTTGAAATCCCACCAGCCATAAACTTACCCATTGCTTTTTGGACTTCCCAGTTTGTAGCTCCAGTACCAAACATATGGGAAAGCGTACCAAAAACAGAACGAGTATATCTGGGAGAAAAGAACAAAAGCCCACTCTCTAGCGCACGTTGATTAGCAGCCATTCCCGTTGCTTCAGTCGTACCTAGCATTGAATCAACTGCCCTTGCTAATCTCTGTAGTTCTGACGTTAATTCCTCTGAGCCTTCCTTAAATCCTCTCTTTCCAAGACTTTTTGTAGCCGTTTTTGACATTGCGTCAAACATTTCAACTCGACCAGCAGCAAGTGAGGCGTTAAAACTGGAGGCAAACCTTCTTGTATAACCCCCTAGTAAAGGTATTTTGCTAAAAACCCCTGCCTGTTCAACAAGTTCAGACTGTAACCCAATATCGCCATCGTATTTTGCAAATTCCCTCCATTTACGAGGGTTTTGCCTTATCGTGCGATAAAAGGATTCTGGGTCTAAGAAGGTTCTGAGTCCAGTCTTCACTGCTCTAGTCCATCCCACAGGATTACTGAATAATAATACAGCCATCTGAAGGGTAAATTGCGCCATATCTAACGTACCAGTAGCTATGAACCTTGCGACACCTCCAACCTTGTCTACAGAACTTAAGAAACTACCTGCTTTCTCGTCTATTTCCTTTATCACTTTGTCGTACTCAGGGCCTGTCTTATATATTACCCCTTTCGCTTTGGCAAATAGTTCTACCTCTTTTTGCCCTGCTGTTAAGGGGGTATTCACTAACTCTTCAATAACTCCCTTTTTAAGGAGTCTCTTCTTAAAAAGCTCGTCCCTGGTCATCTTCTGGATACCTAGTGCATACGCCTCAAGGTCTGCCAGAGGGTTATCCCCATACTTTTTTCCTGCCTGTATCCCCTGATCCATTGTTTCTATTATTCGGTCTTTAACAGATGACGCTTCCCCACCAAACTTTTTTACTTTATATCGTCCCTTCTCGCCTTCCTTTAGAATGAATCTAGGCCAGTAGTGTTCTCGTTGGGGGCCAGATAATAGTGTGCGTATATCAACCCCTGAAACCTCTGCGTAATTCTTAGCTATGTCATCCATAAGCCTTGACGCTTCTTGTACAAACTCTACACGCCGCGCCCCTAGTTCCGAGCCATCATCGAAGTATTTTAGAGGGCTTTCAAAAGCATCTCCGTAGGCTACTCTGCCATCTTCATTGCCCCCCTTAACTACCTTCACCATGCCTTTTTCAATATCAAATATGGGCCTAGATTTAACTTTACTTACCGATTCATAGTATGCGCCTTTAAGCCTTGCCAAATGGTGATTAAATTCTGCCCTTTGGCTCTTTTCCACAAGATGAAACCCAAGTTTAGTTTCAGCGGCAGCACCTCTGGCTGCCCCAGAAGATGGGTCTATCAAACGTGCAATTATCCCCAAATACTTTCTCGAACCCAACGCCTCACTCCACTTTTTAGGATCCCTACCCCAAACCTTATCCAGGTTTCTGGCAGAGGCTATCTTAACTTCCATTCCCTTGTCGGTAACCCCAAAATACTTTCTATCATCCCCAATACTGAGTTCTTCTTTAGGAACCTTCTTTTGGGCAGCCTTAATTGCATCTTCATCACCTATTGTTTCTAGTATTTTAGATTCATCTAGTCCACGTTCTGCTGATTTAGGCCGTCGAGTTTTTGCCCATTGAATAGGGGCTTTTGCAGCCCTGCCAACAGGAGCAAGAATAGGAGCAGCAGCCCTGCCAATAGGAGCAAGAATAGGAGCAGCAGCCCTAGCAATAGGACGGACTATGGGAGCAGCAACTCTCCCTGCTGGGCCGACTAAAAGCCCACCTAGAACCATTGCTTCCTTAAAGGTACTACCCGTTGGGTCTTCTAGTTTTTCTCTCTCAGTAGGTAAATACGATATGCCCCCAGTTAGGGCTTCTCCAAGAAACCGTCCTGTACCTTCACCAGGTTTTTCAGGGGGTCGCCATCGTAAAAAACCAGGAACTTTCGCTCTAAGGGCTTCATCACGACGCACACGTTCTAACCGTTGTTGTTGTTGTTGTCTTTGATATTCTGGGTCATCAGCCCTCATCCTTCCAATTAAAGCTTCCTTAACTCCCCCTGCCCCAGGAAATGACAGTAAGTCACTGGGTCTAGCCCTACTCCACAAGTTAATTGCAGCTCTAGGAATCTCTCTACTGATTCCTCTTAACATACCTAGGTCTTGCTGAACAACACTTTCCAGTCCTCCCAACAAACCTTTACGGCCAGCAGGTGGCGGTGCAACAGGTGGCGGTGAAATAGGTGGCAACCCCGTAGGGCTAGGAGTTGGGGTTGGAGTGGTAACTGGAGCTACCGCAGGACGAGCCACAGGTCTGCTACGTGCATCGAGTGCCTTTCGCAAAGCCTTATTTTCTTCAGATATGGAAGCACCAGAAGGAATCTGAACTTCACCTGGTGAAACACGCATACGTTGGAGTTTATTCTTAAGCTGGCTATTGACTAATCTTTCAAAATTATCAATTCGTTGCTTTCTTTCTTTTTCATGACTAATCCTGAATTTTTCAAGATTCGTCCTGATAGGGCCGTTATTACCGTTAACCATCAAGACCCCCTAAAACATGAAACGTGTTGGAGGCGCAAAGCGTTGAGTTGTAGCACCCCGTGCTGTTGGCGGTTGGCTCATATATTGTCTACGTAAGAAGTCTGGCTGTTCTAAGAACTCGGTAAAGCGCATACTGGGCATTACTCCTGCCCTTAGTTGTTTCCCTAACTGTCCAAGGTATTGATTGTGAATATCACGAAACTGACCTTGAAAGTACCGCCTCTGCCTTGGGGAAGTCCCAAACATTTCTGGCCTACTGTAATAAGCCGCCTCTGGCATTGTTTCAAGAAGGCTTGAGAACGGTAAGCCGAATATACTATTTCCGTTTGACATTGTCATTAGTATCCAAGTCCTCCTTGTTGTGCAAGTTGTACAAGGAATGGCGTTGTGGGGTCGTCTCTATATTGACGTTGATAGGCGTCTTGAACCATTCGGTCAAAGCCAGACCTAAAAGCCAACGGTACTTGTTGCCTGTATACATTTTGCGCCAAGGCGATTTGTTTGCTAGGGTCTTCCAGCATTTGTGTGCGGAAATCACGAAGCCTCTTAGGTAATGCTGCAAGGGCTTCATCACCCATCGGCCCAAGGGCAGCAGTAGCCTCTGTTAACATACCTGGCAGGAAGCTACGTTGTCCATAAGGAGTTGCTGTTGATCTAAAGTCACCAGAAACCCCCGTCATAGGAGACGGTGCGGTTCGTAGAAGGTCTGCAAAAGTACGAGGTTTCTGACCTTCTTCTCCTAGCCAGGACTGGGGGGTAAGAGCCGAAGCTAGTTGCCAGTAAGCCTGAAGTGGCCCAACTTGTCTAGCTGCCGCTCTCCTAACTGTTGGAGTGAGCATTTCGCCACCCATCGCCTCACGTAAGGCATCATAAAATAATGTCTGTTGTCCACCAGGAGTCAGACTTAGGTCTAATAGTCTTTGCCGCCTGGCTTCCTCTATGCCAATATTAGATACAAGGGATGGGTCTAGGTCACCTGTAACCAACTGTTGTAGAAGAAGGTCTTGTTCCGATGGATCTGGGATAGGTGCGACTTCTTCCAAAAATCCCCCCTCACCATACAAAGGATCTAATTCTGTAGCCCTACCGTATGTAGGTTCAAACTCAGACGGGAATTCATAAGATATTTCTCCCCCATCTGTCACACCTTCCGTCGGGCCTAATGCTTCAAGCACACCTGTCGTCGGGCCTAATGCTTCAATATCTCCTGTAACCTGTGATACTCCAGAAATTTGAGCTTGAGTTGGAGCCTCATTATAGGCAGTTAATGCTTCAATATCTTCTGCGGTTAATGCCTCTCCGAGACTGACCTTTAGTCGTGCATCGCTAAGTAATTGTCTATCTGCCCTTATTGCGTCTTCAACACTGACAGGTCTACCTGGCTCCGTTGGTGGCGTTACATCTGCTACGGCTTCTCCTGTAGTCCTTTCTCCTAGTATTGTGTCTTCAACATCGACAGGTCTACCTGGCTGTGGCGTTACTGGCGTTACTGGCGTTACCTCTGCTGCTGCTGCTGGTGTTTCTCGCATCCCAAGTATTTGAGCTTGAACCCTTTCCTCTGCGGTTAACGGAGCTGCTTCTTCTCCTGTCTCTCCTGCTTCAACTGACTGCCTGAATGGAAGAGCTTGCTGTGATGCCCGTTGTGCGGCCTGAAAAGGTGGAACCCCTTGTTCTTCAAGTAAAGCCCTAATTCGTTCTTCCAGACTATCAACATCTACTACAGTTCGGGCTGATGCCCAAAAATCATCTATTAAATCCTGTACTGATACCTGCGGAGCAGCTATGGGTTGCTGTGCCGCACGTGCCATCTGTAGCTGCGTTTGTCGTGGGCGCAACTGCCCTTGAGGTGCTTGAGGGGTCTGTGATGTACCTTGGAAAACTCGGCCCCAGGGAAGTCCTGGGCTTATGGCTCCAGCAAGTCCCGATGCTACTTGCGACCCCACTTGCGGAAGCCTCTGAGCCGCTGCTGATAACCAGCCACCTACATCACCTCTAGCAAAGTTTCGCATTACCATTGTCTAACCTCCGAATAATCCTAATTGTCTAAGTCTTTCTTCTTCCGATATGGCTCCTGGTCTTGGTGTGCCTGGCGGAACCATAGGGCCAGCCTGTGGTACTGGCATTGGTGGTTGTTGCCCCAATGCTACATTAGGTGCGACCCTTGGGTCAAATGTCGGTCTTGCACCATTAGCAGGGCCTTGGGGTTGCATTTGGGGTTGCATTTGTTGCATCTGTTGCTGCATTTGTTGTTGTTGCATTCCTGTAGCAGCCATTCGTAATTGTCCCATTTGTAGTTGTGCCTGGATTAGTTCTCTCTGTAGCTCGCCAAGCCAAATCTGTGCAAGGTCTTCATCGCCTGAGTCAACTGCTGCCATCATCATTTTATAAGCTGCGGCAACTGGGCTTGAACGTCTGGCCATCTGTTCCAACACCTCGTCTGACATGAGGTCTGCATCCTGTACACCGAGTATTTCTTCTCTTATGTATCGGTCTGCAAACAGTGGTACAGGGCCGGATTGAGCCTGTGCTGCCATTGCGAACTTGCTCATATCGTCTTGAGGCAACATAGCAGAAAGCGTTACTTCTACATCGCCACCCTCTGCTACCATCTTAGGGGTAATTTCTTCACTGAAGTATTCCCTTCTGGGTTGCTGATCTCGTCCACTAAGTGTCATTGCAGGGAACGATTCAGATGCATACTGGTCTGATATAAGGTCACATATCTGCTTGTAGGCAGATTCCATAGCTTTTAGAGGAAACTCTATAACAGTGGTCATTCCCTGCCTTAAGCTGTTAATTGCAAATCCAGATAGCTGAAACTGTAGCTCACCAAACGCTGAGTGGGGTAGTGAAGCCCTCTGCATCTCACCACTTATTAAGGATGTAAATACCCCAGTCTCTCTTGCCATCTCCATAACATCAAGCGGAACAATCCTTTCACCTGCCGCCAGGCTAATCTCAGACCCAGACAGGAAGGGATTTTCAGGAAGCGTAAGTGTTCCGTCCCTTGATTCTATTGCATACGGTCTTTTCAGGGAACGTGACACAAACTCTGACATAGCCGATAGTTCAAAGTTATATTCCTTATAAACATTTCTTGCACCCTGATATATAGACTCACCGAACTCTTTTATCGTATCGTCGTTCTTTTGGTCGTGAATTAAAGGTGTTGCACCGACAGGGCCAATTATAATAGGAACCCTGGGCGAACCGTGCGGTGTGGACTTTTTGAGTACCTGTGAGTCGGTACACACCATGTTGTCTTCTTCATCAAAGTAAACATAAACATCCACAGACCCTCTTGGCGTAGTACCATCTCTGTCTTTTACGTCAACATCATATTCGGACTTTATCTCAGACGGCATCTTGGATATCTTATAACAAGCCCAGTTAAGCCCTGTTGCTCCCATCTCCCAGTACACGTTACGTGGGTCAAGCGGCATGATATGGAAATATGGTTGTTTGTCTTCATCTTCAGGTTTAACTATCATTGCAACTGCCGCATACCATCCACGCATTGTTGTATGGAAAGCAAGCTGAGACTTCAGGTTCGGAATCATAAGTCTTGTTAGGCGTTCATCGGCAGAGCGTAACGCACCAAGCAGGAATCTTTCCTTATCGTTACGTTTTTCCCTTTCATCTTCTTCTTTTTTTACCTGCGGAACTCTTAAAACAAGGTTCGCCCCTGCTAATAGCGATATGGCTTTATTAGCAAAGGTACGTGGTTCGTTGGATGTGTATTTCCTGAACCCGTCGAGTTCATCCTCACCTGAGTAGTCATCCAAGCGGTAAAGGGAATAGTCGTCGTCCATACGGGTACGCAGGGGTTCTGTAGCTTCATAATGACGTTCTACGGCTCCTGCGATATCTTCTGGTTCACATTTCGCCATTTAATGCCTCCGCATACTTGCTCTTCTCTTTTCAGCTATAATACCATAACCGAACAAGTCTATCAGCCCATATATGGTTGCTGATATGCCGTGATTGTATTTTTGGTCGGGATTTGCACCCACTACATTACCGTCACGGTCTGTTCTCCAGCGGTACGCCTTTGTCTGTCCAAAGTTTATACCTCGTAGAGGATGAGGCTCTATGCCAAACTCAGACAATACCCCTTTGCACCTGGGAGAAAATATTATACGAGGGATACCAGAAATAGGATCTGGCTTTAAGAAACTCTTTAGCCTTTCTATGCCTGATAGAATCTTAACCCGTTCTCCATGAGCATACAACCCAGTTTCCTTCATCCAAATCTCTGACACAGAGCTTTGAGAGTGATGTTGGTCTTTATAATGTGGGTCAGAAACAAGGACTTTATCCTCTGCCTTCCACCACGGTCTGCCCATACACATATCAATAATGTCAGTAGTGACTTTACCTTGTTCGTATATTTCATCAAATACTCTAACCTGCTGCCACGGCTTACCGTCGGGGGTGTATTCGGTAATTACGTGCGCTACCTCAATAGCATGTGCAGACTCTGAGCCGTATCCAGGGTCTTCAAAAATATAGACTGTCTCATCTGGTATCCAATCGTTTTCTACAACATGTAGGTCAGGACGAACTTCATGGAACACTAATCCACGAGGGGGTACTACCTGTCCTGCAACTCGCTGCATGAAGAAATCATCTGAGTGTTCGGCCTCTAGTCTAAGTATTTCAGGGTCTTGTCTACCGCCTGGGAACGATGTAACATTAGTCCATGTTGGCAGTTCAAAGCTGATCTTATCGTCATATCCCATCTTCCACGCAGTCTTTAGGCGTGGATACCAGCCCAGTGATCCTTCTAAAGACCCAGACATAAAGAGCCACCCACGTTTTTCAGCAACACGGGTACTCAGTCGTTCATAGACTTCCAGCTCTACCTGACCAGCCTCACACAGTATGACCCCTTTCGGGGCTTTCATAACCAGTGAACGTGGTTCCTTTGCTGACTTAGTTTCTATCTTAGTCCCGTCATGTAGTTCAATCCTGCCAGGGTCTACCCTTTTGGACGCAAACTTCAGCATCCCAAGCTTACCAAAGTCTTCTACGAAATAATCAAACTCGGCACGAGTACGTTCATAATCAACTGCAACGAGCCAGTAGAGGTCGGGTTCTTCATCTTCAAATATCCTGGCAAGTGCGTGTTTTTCAGCGGTAAGAGACTTACCTGCACGGTCACCACCTGTTACGAGTATAAAGCGATGACGGGAATTTATGATGGGGTCTTGTTCAAAATGTGGGTCAAAGCCGACCTTGTTTAGCAGGTACTCAATAGGCGACGGTGCTACTAAGGTTTCTGTTTCTGTAGTCATAGGGTGCTTACTCCTTTCTTACATTTACACGAAACGTAATAGATTGGCCCTGCTTCTGCATGATACATTTCCCACTGCTTGGCGGTATGTCCTTCCCTGTGGTGTATCTCGTGAGCTGCATGAAAAAGACGCAGTATCAGTTGGTTTTTAATAACCGCATCAAAGTCCTTTAGTTTTAGCCCACACCATCTTTTGTCATTGTCCTCAGATTCAGGAAGATATTCACAGATTTTATGGTGAAAAAGATTTTCCCGTCTTGTAAGTTTGTGGGCAACGGGGTCTTTGGAAGTCATAACTACCTATCTTATGGGTTGAGCCTGAGCTTGAGGCGAGTAGGGATTCATGTCACTGATGACCATACACACACCTTGCACTGGAGGAAGGGCAATGAGCGTTCGATTTTGGAGGTAACCCCAGACCCAACCCAGCACATTCTAGCGAATATCTCAACTATCTTCAAGAATCAACTACGTTTAGAAGGTGTTGACGTTGCTGACTTCTCCCCATTTTCTCCTGGGTCAACGCCACGAACCTCCTTAACAAGCGCCCAGAACTCTGTTAATAGTCTGGACTGTTCTTTGCGTGTTACC